CCTGCAAAAGGAGAATATTGATGGAGACGACGATAATAAAGCCCAAAGGATTAGAAATCCCTAATCCGACTAATTCTACTACAAGACAGACAATACCTACAAGTCCAGAAGGAGTTAAAAAATATATTAACATCCTTCCAAGACCCGTAGGCTATCGCATGTTGATTAGACCATGGTCGGGGGAAAAGAAAACTAAAGGTGGGATTATTTTATCCGATGCAACTCATGAAATGATTGAGATGACAACTGTTGTTGGCTTAGTCATCATGCTGGGGGATCTTTGTTATAAAGATACAAAAAAATTCCCTAATGGCCCTTGGTGTAAAGAAGGACAGTTTGTAATTTATGGTCGTTATGCTGGATCTCGATTCAAAACAAAATATGGAGAACACCGTATTTTGAATGATGATGAAATTATAGCAACAATTCAAAAACCAGACGATATTCTTCACATGTTTTAAGGAGGAATAATGGCAGATGATACTAAACCTCAAGTTGAATTAGACACGGACGATGCTAAAGAGCAAGAAGTCCAAGTCAAAGAAACTGAGAAAGTAAAAGATGAAAAGGAAGAAGTTAAGCTTGATAGAGGTCCAGTTGATTTAGGATATACTGAACACATCGACAAAGATAAAGAAAAAGCTAAAATTCTTATCGAAGAAGATGTTAAAGAAGAACCTAAAGAAACAGCCCCTATTCAGGAAGAAAAAAAGGATGATCTAGAACAAGTTTCTAAAACTGTTCAAAAACGTATTGACAAACTTACGCATCGATATCGAGAAGCAGAACGCAGAGAAGGTGCAGCTCTTGATTTTGCAAAAGGTTTACAAAAAAAATACGATCATTCTTTAGATCAATACAAAACTGCGGATAATCAATACTTAAAAGAATTTGATGCACGAGTAGATTCACAACGCGAACAAGTAAAAAATAAACTTAAAGAAGCGATTGAATCTCAAAACGCTGATTTAATTATGAAAGCGACTGACGAACTTACTCAGCTTGGTGTTGAAAAAGAAAAAGCACGGATCAAAATCGCAGAACAAGAAGCAGAATCAAAGGAAGCAACAAGAGCTCAGTTGACTAGACCAGAACTTCCTGAACAAGAAGAAATGCTTCAACCTAGTGAAAAAGCAAAGACATGGGCTCAAAAAAATAAGTGGTTTGGTAATGATAAAGTCATGACCAACGCAGCTTGGACTCTACACGAAGATCTTGTTGGTAGGGGGGTTGATGTTGATGATGATGAGTATTATAATGAAATTGATCGACAAATGAAAGGCTACTTTCCTGGTCGATTAGAAGATGCTTCTACTGAAAAAAGCGAGCAACGACCACCCGTCCAAATGGTTGCTTCAGCTGGTAGAAAACAACAAGGACGCAGAACTGTGAAGCTCACCAAATCACAGGTAGCTATTTCAAAAAAATTAGGGGTGCCACTAGAAGAATACGCTAAATACGTGAAGGAGGAAGCATGAGTGAAGTAAAAAAGACCTCACGCGCGTCAGAGGAACGATCAAAAGATAAACGTAATCAACCTTGGACGCCACCGAACAGTCTCGATGCGCCACCAGCGCCTAAAGG